CTGACGTGCGTACAAGGTCAACTTCCGCCGCCATTGTTTGCCGTCGTCAGGGTTACATGGTTCAAAAGCGGGAAAGTGTGCGCCGTAGAAGAAGTAAACATTGAAGATGCCGGTGAGGATACCGGTGAAGCATTATTAGGCTTATTCAAAGAAGCATTAAAACAAGGTGCTGACGTACATTCAATTACAACTTGCCATCCTGCTGATATTGGGATAGATCCGTGAGCACTCCTGCCAGTCTGTACCGCAATGCCATTGACCTAAACCGCTACAGCAATAGCGTTGCTCGGCGTATCATCAACAGCTACAACGACATCATTATTGATGCGGTAAACCAGCTACGCACTATTGATGAGCTAGCAGCGCCGGTCAAAGCTGCCAGGCTGCGCGGCATCTTGGCGCAACTAAAAGACTCCCTTGGTACATGGGCAGGTGATGCAACTGAAATTACAGCAGCAGATCTGCAAGGCTTAGCCCTGTTGCAATCTGAGTTTGTCGAAGATCAGCTACGTCGTGCTTTGCCTGCAGGTGCTCGCAGCGCAGTCAATACCGTAGAAATTAGCCCGCAGTTTGCTCAGTCTGTCGTCACTACAGATCCAACGCAGATCAACGTGGTAACGCTGAGCGATGATCTGTTTGCCGCTGTGCAGGGCGCACCGCAAACTTACAGCCTGACTGCAGCCAAGGGTGCCACCATTACGCTGCCGAATGGACAGGTTGTACAAAAAGCATTTCGTGGCATCGCCGTTGATCAAGCTGAACGTTTTGCACAGGTTGTACGGAATGGGCTTTTAACAGGCGAACCAACGCCTGCTATCGCTAAACGCCTGATCGGCAACCTACAGCTAAGTGAAGTTGGCAGCGTTAGGCAGATTGCACAAAAAGGTGGTGAACTAACGCAGGCAACAAACAATCAGGTGATCACACTCGTTCGCACTAGCGTCAATCAAGTAGCCAATGCTGCCAGCCAGCAAGTTTATCAAGCCAATCAAGACATCACTCAAAAGTATCGCTATGTGGCAACACTGGACGCCCGCACCAGCAGCATTTGTCGTGCATTGGATGGTAGAGAGTTTGAATACGGCAAAGGTCCTACACCGCCGCAGCATTTCAACTGCCGGTCAACAACTGTGCCAGTCATCGACTACGACGCACTAGGCTTTACGCCACCACCACCAGGCAAACGTGCCAGCATGGATGGTCCGGTGCCTGCTGACTTGTCTTACGGTCAGTGGCTAGCCAAGCAAGACGCCGCGACCAAGGCTGAAGTGCTAGGCAAGGAAAAAGTGCCATACTTTAACAAGCTTGTAGAGAAGTATGGCGGCAAGGATGCCATCGCCAAGCTCGTCCGCGATGATGGCAGCGAACTAACCTTAGAACAGCTCAAGCGACGTTATGGATCTGCCCAGTCTTAGGCACTTCAAAAACGAAGGGATCTTCCACATCAAAAGTGACGCCGTAGAAGCGTTGCATGGTGAAGCATGGATCCCTGCCGTCTACACCGACAAGGGTTGGGTTACCGCTGATGGTTCTACACTGCTCACAGGCGTTGAGGATTGGCGTTATGCCATTGAAGAAGGGCAAAAGCAAAAAAGCGATGCAGTCAAACATCAAGACAGAAATCAAAGCAGGCAAACCACCAAAGCAAGCGGTAGCAATCGCGTACGCAAAAGCCGGAAAATCACGCAAGCGGAAAGCTAAGTAAATGGCAATCGGTATCGGCTCCCGCGTTAGCTGGGTTTATCAAGGCAAACGCACTTTTGGCAAAGTGGTAGGCACAGCCAGCAAGCGTGCCACCATTACAACGCAAAGTGGCGGTCAGGTAGTAAGGCTGGCGCAGCCTGGTGATCCTGTCCTTGAACTCAAGTCAGAATCCACCGGCGGCAAAGTCCTGAAGCTACGTTCAGAGCTACGTGAAGCACCGCTGAAGAAGTGATAACCTACGGGGTGCAATTAACCCTACGGGTTATCCATGTCTGAAGAGCAACAGGTCGCAGAGTCTACGGCTCCTGCGATTGATGTCGAGGCACTGCAACGCAGTATCGACGGTTTAGAAAGAAAAAACAGAGAGCTGATAGGTAAGCTCCAAAAAGCCAAAAGCATCCCAGATGACGTTGACGTCAATGAGCTGCTTGAGTTCAAACGCAACTACGAGCAACAACAGCTCGAATCACAGGGCAAGTATCAAGAGGCAAGGCAAGCTCTGGAGCAGCAGTTCCGTGAGGCGACGGCGGAAAAGGACCAGCGCATCTCAGAACTTGAAGCCCGCGTCCGTGAACTTGAGCTGCTTACGCCTGCTGTCAGCGCCTTGGCTGACATCGTGCATGATCCTGACTTGGTTATGAAAACCAAGCTGTCACCGGACAAGATTGAACGCGAAGCAGACGGCACCGTTGTGGTGGTCGATGGCTACCAACGCACACCCGTACAGGAGTGGGCAAAGCAACTGCCAGCCTGGATGCAGAAGCAACCTAAGCCACAAGGCAGCGGCGCACCCGTTGGTCGCAGCACTGGTGACATCCCTGCAGGCACTAAAAACCCGTTCCTGCCTGAATCCTTCAACCTCACCGAACAGTCACGTCTGTTCCGCACTGACCGTGATTTGTACGAGAAATTGAAAGTAGCAGCGGGACGCTAACATTTGCGTGAGGCAAAGCTACGCGGCGCCATTTGGGTTACGCCCACTACCGTAAAACCAATCTTGGAGACTTGTCATGGCGACCCTTCGCTCTGACATCATCATCCCCGAGGTATTTACGCCTTACGTCATTGAGCAAACCACTCAGCGTGATGCCTTCCTGGCTTCCGGTGTGGTGCAGCCGATGGCGGAGCTGAATGCCACCGAGGGCGGTGATTTCATCAACGTTCCCTTCTGGAAAGCAAACCTTTCCGGCGACTTTGAGGTGCTGACCGATAGCAGCAGCCTCACCCCTGGCAAAATCACTGCCGACAAGCAAATCGGTGTGATCCTGCATCGTGGGCGCGCGTTTGAAGCACGGGATCTCGCTGCATTGGCGGCGGGAAGTGACCCTATGGCTGCCATCGGCGCCAAGATCGCTGACTATGTTGCCAACCAGCGCCAGAAGGATCTGCTGTCCTGTCTGACCGGCGTGTTCGGCAGCCTGAACAGCAACACCAGCAGCTCGGCTTTCTTCGATCTTTGCATTGACTCCGAAGCTGCTGATTCCCCCACTGCACTGAGCCCCCGTCACGTCGCTGAAGCCCGCGCCATCCTTGGCGATCAGGGTGAAAAGCTAGCTGCGGTTGCCATGCACTCCAAGGTCTATTACGACTTGGTTGAGCGCAAGGCTGTTGATTATGTGCTGGCTTCTGATGCTTCTGGTGGTAGTGCTACTGCCTCTGGCGGCAGCATTGCTCCTGCATACGGCAGCGTGCAAGTGCCGACCTACATGGGTCTGCGCGTGATCGTGTCCGATGATGTGCCTACTGCCGGTTCCGGCGCTAGCACTGAGTACGGCACCTTCTTCTTCACCGCAGGTGCAGTCGCATCGGGCGAACAGCTCGCAATGCAGACAGAAACAGATAGGGACATCCTCGCCAAGAGCGATGCCATGTCGATTGACCTCCACTACTGCTACCACCCCGTTGGTGCTAAGTGGGGCGTGACCACTGTTAATCCGACTCGTGCTCAGCTCGAAACGGTTGGCAACTGGTCCAAGGTGTACGAGCTGAAGAACATCGGCATCGTGCGTGCAACCAACGTCTCGAATATGGATTGAGGTAATTAACCATGGCATCCGTATTTGAAGCTGTTGCTGGTAAAGCTATTGGCTATACCAGCGGTGGTGCGGTTACCCAAGCCACCAGCAAGTCCACTGGCGTCACTCTGAATAAGCCCTGTGGCGCTATCACCATGCACAACGCCTCGTTGGCTGGCGATGCTGAAGTCTCCTTCACGGTGACCAACAGCGAAGTCGCTGCTACCGATGTGGTGCTGGTTTCGGTGAAGTCTGGTGCTACCACTGGTAAGTACCTGCCTTTCGTAACCGCAACTGCCGCCGGCAGCTTTGAGATCACTGTTTCCAACGTCGGTTCTACCGCCGGTGAAGCTGTGGTGCTCAACTTTGCAGTAATCAAGGCTGCTGCTGCCTAATGGGACTGTTCGCCTTTCGGCGACGCCAGGAACGTGAGGCTGCTGCTTCGGCAGCGGCCTCTTTTCCTATTGCGGAGCCTGCACCTAAACTTGAAATGACCACGGAACCTACCGATGGCAATCACAATCGACGCAACGGTAGGGGGCGCAAACGCCAACAGCTACCTAACGCTGGCAGCAGCGGAGCTGATCATTGAAGGCTTCGTGCAAGATGATGACGTTGTAGCTTGGGCATCTGCTACGACGGATCAAAAGAACCGTGCGCTGTTTTCTGCCACGCAGCGTATTGACCGTGAACGCTTTTTAGGTGCTCGTGCCACTGATACGCAAGCATTGCAGTGGCCGCGTACTGGTGTGCGGAAGCCTGATACCTACATCAACACCTACGCCGTAGGCTTCCCTTTCCGCATTACCACTGATTATTACACCGACACTGAGATCCCGGACAGGATCGAGTTTGCCCAGTGCGTTCTTGCTGTTTACTTGAACAACAACAAGGATGGCATGGGGCTTAGCGGCATTGAGGATTACAAGTCTGTTGCTATCGGCAGTCTGCGGATTGAAAATGCAGGAGCTAGCGCCAGTGCTACAGGTGCTGATCGTGTTCCGCCGATCTATGAACGGTATTTGACCGGGCTTAGAATTAGTGGACCAGGCAACTTTGCTATTCGCCGGAGCTGATCATGGGTTACAAGTATCCCGGTGCCGAATACATTAGCGACACGGCTGCCCATACTGGGCGCTTTGGCAAGATCTGCGCCCTTGAAGATTCAGTGATCGCAAGCCTAAGTGCTGAGGATTACACCGGCAATGCTTTGACCGCAGTTCCGCTCAAGGCAACTGGTGAAATGTACGGCGTGTTCACCAGTATTACATTGACTAGCGGCACCGTCGTTGCTTACAGGATCTAGCCATGAGCTTTAAGGGACATCAAGGTAACGGCATTGACTACACCGTTGGCGGTGAAGTCATTACAGACACTGCAGCGCATACAGGCAGATTTCATCACATTGATTTTTTTGAAAACACCACCATTCATACAATCGTTAGCCCAAACATGACCGGCAATAGCTTAAACGGTGAATCGTTTCCAGCAGGTTCTGAGATCAGGGGCGTCTTTACCAGTATTCAGCTCCAGAATGGAGCGTGTATTGCTTACCGGATCTAATGGCACTTGCTACTTCGCTACGAAAGACTGCCAGCAAGTTGATGGGCAAGTTTGGCGGTGTAGCAACCATCCGCACTGTTACGCCAGGCGTTTACAACCCAACAACCGGCACCGTAAGCGAAACTACAGCGGATACCGTAGTGCGTGGTGTGCTGGAGGATGTCAACCTGCGTGAAGTCAACGACCTCATCCAAGCGAGTGACAAACGGTTGCTGATTGCTGCTGCTGATGTTAGTGCCGCACCAACCACTGCTGATGAGGTGCTAATCAGCGGCACAACGTATCAGGTGATCAATGTGGCTACGATTGAGCAGGACAACATGCCTATTACTCATGAGCTGATCTTGAGGGCATAATGGCACGCACTATTAAGGTTGGCGATATTGGCAACTACGCCGAACAGCAGTTTGAAAAGCTCCTGCGTGTTGCTGTACTTGAAACAGATAGCAGGCTAAAGCAGGCAAGTCCAGTTGATCTTGGTCGTTTTCGCGCTAGCTGGCAAGTAGGCGAGAATTCTGCCACTGGTGGCCGCAAGCCGGAAGGTAGATATCCGCAGCAACTGCCGATTGAGCGACTTGGCTATACGCAAGAACGAATTGGCAACATATACAGCGTCCACAACAACCTGCCATATGCAGAAAAACTTGCCGCTGGTGCTGCTGGATCTGGTAGCAAGCAAGTTACACGCTACAATCCGCGCCGTACTGTAACTACGTGGGCGTCACCAGGCGGCGGTAGCAGTGTGCAAACCGATGGTCCTGGGTGGGTGCAAAGCATCGCCAAAGACATCCAAGGATTTGTGCGCGTCAACGCTGATCGCATCGGGAGGGAATCATGAGCAGCACATACAACGATGTTCGCGCTGCTATTGAAGGGCGCATCGCAACAGAAATGGCGTTAGCTCCCACCTACCCGGTCAGCTATCAAAACGTATCGTTTACAGCGCCAAATAACAGCCCATGGTTACAGGTGTTTATCCGGTTTGGTGACAACAACTACGCGACCTTGCTTGCTCCTGGCACCGGCTTTAACCGTCAGACTGGAACGCTAGTAATCAACGTTTTTACTCCGCAGGGTCAAGGCACCGCTGCTAACTTCACCATTGCAGAGCGAATCAAAGACAAATTCGACCGCGCCAAATTCAGTAGCATTATCTTCGATGCCGCCTCAGGACCAGCGCAAGTAACGCCCGCAGCACCTGAACCTTACTTTCAAACGCAGCTAACCGCTACCTTTGAAGCCTATTTAGACTAGGCGTAGCCACTACCGTTCACAACATGGCTGTCACTGTTTTGTCCGGTACGTCCGGCGCCCTTTACTACAAGCCCGCTGGCACCACCGGAACTTTCGGTGAATCTGGTGTTACTGTCGCGGCTGACACGGTCACCGTTGAGCCTTACTTGAACTTCAAGATTGGCGACCCCGTGGTGTTCAGCGTCGTCAATAGCCAAACCGGTGGTGCTGGCACTGGCACGTTGCCTGCTGGCATTTCTGCTGCAACCACCTATTACGTGATTGCCTACACCGCTTCTACTGGTGTGATGCAGGTTTCTGCTACTGCTGGTGGTAGCACCATCACGATCACCGACGATGGCACCGCCGCTGCTCCTAACGAGTTCCAAGTGGCTTACGCGGATTATGCCGCTGTCGGCCAAGTGCAAAGCTGGAGCTTTGAAATTTCGCGTAGCGAGATTGACGTTACAACCATCGGTCAAACCGCTGGCCAGTACGCGCCTTTCCGTGCTTACATCCCTGGCTTTGCTGATGGCAACGGCACTGCAACGGTCTACGTCACCAACGAAGACAGCGCCCTGTCTAACCGCATGGTGGAAGACGTGCTGCAGCGCCAGCAAGTCGGTTGCGCATTCAAGCTTTACACCGACAAGCAAAGCTCTGAAGCACTGAGCCGCTCCATCGCCATGGATGCCGTTCTGCTGACCGCTAGCTTGAACATCAACCCCGATGATGCTCAACAGGTGGAAATCACCTTCCGTCCGGCTGGTGCTCCTACTTTCGACTTCAGCACTTCTGCTTGATAGTTAAACGGCTCCGGCGTATGCTGGAGCCACTTACACCTATTTCATGGCATCATCAGCACTGGCACGACTTAAGAAGGCTGCCAATCTTGAGCCGATCAAGCGTGTCGTCACTCTTAGTAATGGCGACACGCTTGAGTTTTACGCTACAGCTTTGACGATGGCAGAACGCGAGCGGGCGCAGAAGATGCCTGGCGGTGATGATCCTAATGGTTTTGCGTTAAACCTGCTGGTGAGCAAAGCAACTGATGATGCGGGTCAGCGCCTGTTTCAGGCTGGTGAGATTGCTGAACTTAAAAATGATGTGCTTGATAGTGACCTCCAAGCCATGATGCTGGCAATTATCACTAACCCTGAGGAAGCCGAAACCGATATGAAAAGCCCTGAAAGGGGAACTAAGTAAAGACAACCTGCTGTTGCTGCAGCTTGGCATCGCAAAAGAGCTGGGCTACACACTAGCCCGGCTCAATCGTGAAGTAACGCTAGAAGAGCTTTTAATCTGGTCCAGTTACTTTGATCTTCAAAACGAAGAGCAGGAACGTAGACTGAAGCAACGCCGTAGGTAAGCCGTGTCTGTCGTTGCCAACGTTGCCATCAATGTTGACAGCCGCGATGCGACCACAAAGCTGCGGCAGGTGCAATCGCAGTCTCAAGCAACCGAGCGTGCTGTAAACGGACTTGGTGCTGCTGTTGGCAAACTGGCGGCAGCATTTAGCGCCATACAAGCAGCCAAGTTTGTCTTTGTGCAAACTGCCGAGCTTGAGAAACAAACTCGTAGCCTTGAGGTGCTGACTGGTAGCGCAACCAAAGCTGCGCAAATCATTAAAGAGCTAAAAGATATTGGTGCGGTCACGCCTTTTACAAGCACTGAGCTGATTGATTCAGCCAAGCGATTGCAGGCATTTGGCGTTGAAACTAACAAGGTTGTAGAAACGACACGGCGTCTTGCTGATGTCAGCGGCGCCACTGGCGCTGAGCTGCAAGGCTTGGTTACTGCCTACGGTCAAGTGCAAGCCAAAGGCAGACTGCAAGGCGAAGAGCTGCTGCAGTTCCAGGAGCGCGGTGTTGCATTGCAACAAGTGTTGCGTGAGGAGTACAAGCTAAGCGGTGAAGAATTCCAAGATGCGCTAAGTAAAGGTCGCATCAGTGCTGAGGCGGTTGAGTACGCCATCCAGAAGCTGACCAATGCCGGCGGTAAATATGCCAATGGTGCAATCGCTCAAAGCGATACGCTTGCTGGCCGGTTGAGCACACTGCAAGATGCGGTGCAAAACTTAGCGCAACGTCTTGGCACGATTCTTGCGCCAGCGATGCAAAGCATCCTTGGGCTTGCGATTGATATTGCTAATCAAATCAATAATGTCTTTGAGACTATTTTGCTGCAGCGGCAACTAGGTGCAAATCTTGCGCCGGCAATGCGTGATCGGCTGTTTAAGCAAGCCGGGCAAGAGGCTGAGCAGATTGCGCGTTTGCGCGGCGGCGGCCGGATTGATGCCGCGCAGTTCACCAAGCTCCGCGAAGAGCGCTTCCGCGATCTGATGCGGACATGTGGCTATGAGCAAGGCATCCTCACGCCGCCAACTGCTGCGCCGCCAACTGCTGCTGCGACACTGCCTGGCTTGATGGACGCCACTGGTAAAGGTAAAGGCAAAGGCACCGACAAAGCAGCACGTGAAGCTGAAAAGCTGGCACGCGAAATTGAGCGTTCACTGGCTGGCGGTAAACAGTTAGGAATTGAATTTTCAAGGCAGGTGCAATTACTTAATCAAGGCTCCGAGCTTGAACGCAAGCGTCTGCAAATTCAGTTTGAATACGAAGACCGCGCCGCAGAAATTGCCGAACTGAAAAATGCCGAACAAAGAACAAGCCTCACCATCCTTAATGACGAAATTCGTCGTTTAGAGATCATCAACCTTCAAACCGAAGCCCTTAAAAAACAAGCTGAAGAGGCCGAAAAATTATTCAAGGAAGCTTTAGACAAAGCCGAATTTGGCGTTGATGGCGATGGGACGGTTGCGGGCAACTTAAGCAAAGAAATTTCAAAGTTAGAAGAAGAGCTAAAGCCCGTCAATGTTGCCACCAATCTTATTGTCAATGGTGCGACTGCCATAGGAGACGCTTTTAGCACAGCCTTTAGTGAAGTGATTGCCGGGTCTAAATCAGTTCAGGAAGCTCTTAGTGGTGCATTTAAGAAGATTGGCAAGGCGTTCATCAGTATGGCGCTTCAAATTATCGCCAAGCAAATGACATTGATCATTTTGCAAACGATTTTTAATGCACTCAGTGGGGCCACTGCTAGATCAACGGCAGGTAAAAATCTGACTGGCACTGGAGCGTTGGCGCAGCCGGCAGCTGTTCCTGGCCTAAAAGTTGGCGGTTATGCAGAAGGCGGCTTCGTCACCGGACCTACCAATGCACTGATCGGTGAAGGCGGCGAACCAGAGTACGTCATCCCTGCCAGCAAGATGCGCACTGCTATGACGCGTTATGCCGGCGGCGCACGCGGCGACAGCGTGGTATCCGGTGATGGCGCACAGGCCAGCGCAACAATCAGCGCAGCCACTATGGAACCAATCGACGTGCGCTACAGCGTGGAGCGCATTAACAACGTGGATTACGTCACCGCCGATCAGTTTCAGCGCGGCATGGCGCAGGCTGCAGAGCAAGGTGCTAGGCGTGGTGAGCAAAGAACGCTTTACAGCTTGCGGCAAAATACCAACATCCGCAGGAGCATCGGAGTATGAGCGACACACTTGCCTTTGGTCAGTATTTAACCTTGCGCACGCAGGGCACACTTGGCGGCTATCAATTTCAAAACTATTGGGTCAACGAAGACGCTCCGTTTTTTAACGTAGATACCGGCGCAGAATCCGCATTTGGTTATATGCCATTTGCATTTAGCGGCTCCACATTTACAAAAAGCGGTGACAACCAGCCTGCAACGCTTGCGTTTCCCAATAACGAGCTAAGCCGTGGATGGGCGGCAACTGCTATCCAAGACCGTTGGATTGCGAATGTTCAAGTTGTATTGATTGATCCCGACAACAAAGCAAACTACACCCTGATTAGCAGCTACGTCGGGCAAATTGTTTCGGGTGGCTGGGACGCAACAACCCTTACATTAAATATGGCGTCTGTCTTTGATGCTGTTGGCGCTGACGTGCCACGCAAGAAACTGACGCAGCAGCTTGTGGGTCACTTGCCGCTAACCAGCAATGTGCGAGTGCAGTGATCTAATTGGCAAACCCTACCGCTTTGGGGCCGATGGCAGCGACCCCGACGGCGCGTTGGATTGCATACACCTTGTCTTTACGGTTCTTGATCGACTTGGTTTGCCGCATCCTGTCCGCAAGTCAGAATGGTATGAAGGTAAGTCATTTGCCCGTGACTTGCTGACGTGGTGTCGCAGGGTTGACCTGGCCGCCTACGATGGTGATGTGCTACTGCTGCCGCAAGAAACCACAGCATTTGCGGTCTACTGGGAAAACGGATGCCTCTACATCAACCAGCATTTGAAGGCGGTGGCATGGTGCCCTATCGGCGCAGTGCGGAGCTGCCGCTGCTTCCGTTTGAGA